GAATACACCCCAAGAGGGGGCTAACCGCGATGCAAGCGCGGGGCAAAGTCATGGCGCCGACGGGTCCGACAGCCCAACCGGCCGAGGCACAGATGGTGCGCCTGCTGTCGGTGCCGCCCCCACACGCAGCCCGATCGGCGGATCTACGGGCGCAGGGCAACCAGCCGCCGCTGGCCCCGTTGGTGACACCTACCTCCCGCCCAGCGAGGCCGCCGCGCCGCTGCCGCCACCGAGCGCCGAAATCATCGCTACGGTGGCTGCGCTTGAAAAGGCCGCGCTGCCTGCACCCACGCTGACCATCGGCAAGATCGTCGACCGGCTGGGGTTCATCATCAGTTCGGAGAAACTGGCCGCGCTGGGTTTCCCGGCCACGGCGCAGCGCAACTCGCGCCTGTACCAAGAGGCCGACTTCCCGCGTATCTGCGCAGCCGTCGCCGAGCATGTGCTTGAAGTCGGCGGGAGGTACAACTGATGCGCCGCGTATTCACCGCCACGGCCGCCGCGCTCGTTCTTGCATACGCCCCGGCCGCCCTGGCATGGACGTGTGAGAACGGTGCGAAGGACTGGCCGACATGCACGCCGCCCGCGCCGGCCACCACCACCACCGTGACCACCGGGCCGACGACGGCCAACGCGGACCAGGCGCAGCGCCAGGCCCAGCAGCAAGCGCAGCAGCAGGCGCAGCAGGCCGCGGCGCGGGCGTCGGCCGGCGCCAATGCGAACGGCGGGTCAAGCTCGGCCACCGGCACCAACGACTTGACCGTGCAGGGCGACAGCAGCAACTCGAGGGCCTGGTCTTTGGTCTTGCCGCCGCTGGCGTTCACGCCGCCGATGGCTCCCATGCAGGGCTGCGCGCCCGAGATCACTCAGGAGGCCGTCGGCGTCGCTTTCGGCGCCTACAGTCACGCCAGCGGCCACACCGACCCGCAAGACTGCACGCTGCTGGCCCTGCGCAACGCAATGGTGGCATCGTGCCGGTACGATTCGGCCAAGCAGGTCGAGGATCTGATGGTGGCAAAGAAGCTGCCCGGCTACCAACCCAGCGCGGTTGTCTACACCGACTACACGCCGGCCGAGTGTGGCGCGCTCAAGTCCCCGGCCGCACCCCAGGTCATCAACTACGTGCGCGGACCCGACGAAGTGAAGCCCAAGCCGCAGGCGCCGCAGCGCAAGACGGCGGCGGCGCGCAAGCCGACCGCGCCTCGGTGTTCGGTCGTTGTGTTCGACTCAACCAAGAAGGTGTGCCGATGAGCGCAACAGATGACGGTGGCCCGGCGTTTCCGACCCCAATGGTGCTGGACAAGGACGGCGACATCATCGACCCCGGCAACACCGGCCTGTCGGTGCGCCAATACTTCGCTGGCAGGGCATTGGAGGGCATCATTGCGGCCCTGCACGACGGTATCCGGCCGCAAGACATTTCTCGAATGGCCGGCGACTGCTACCTGCTGGCCGACGCCATGATCCGGGCGGGGCAGCAATGAGTGCGGCGAAGGACCAGAGCGGCGGCCCGGCCTTCCCGCGCCCCGCGTCCGCGACGCACCAGCACGGCATGCACGCGCCGCAGTCAGGCATGACCCTGCGCGACCACTTTGCGGGGCTTGCGATGCAGGCGTTCACGAGCGAAGCGGGTTGGAGAGACGAGGTCAGTTACCAAGACACGGCGAAATGCGCCTATCGACAAGCAGACGCGATGCTGAAAGCGAGGCAAGAATGAGCCGCCGCGCAAGAGTTTGGGCGCAGGCCAGCGCGATGAAGCTGGTGAGTTTCAACGTGGGTGACGACTCGCTCGACACGCTGGGCGACGGCGACCCCGACGAGATCGAGGACGACGGCGACGGCTATTGCCCGGAGTGCAACGGCAGTGGTGAGGGGTTTCACGACGGCGCGCGCTGCAGGCGCTGCGGCGGGGATGGTGCGCTATGACCGAAGCAGCGCCAATCCTGCGCACGCACAGAGGCCGCATCGGCGTGATCGGGTTCGTGGCCGTCTTGGCCTCGCTGCGCGATGGCCCCACCACGGTGATGGAGCTGGCCAGGCGCCTCGATGTCCACTGGACCATGCTTTACCGCATCGTGCCCACCTTCTACGTCCTGGGCCGCCTGCATGTGGCCGGTTGGCAGCCATGTCGGCGGCGAGGCTGGTTCATGCCGATCTACGGCTACGGCGGCGGCCCGGATGCGCCTCCGATCGGCCACCACCGACCATTGCCGGTGAAACCCAGGATGGTGACGGACGTCATTGCGGTGGAGAGCGCCCTGCGCTGCCTCGAGACGCCTTCGACCAAGGTGGAGTTGATGGAGGCTTGCGGGCTGTCCCACAAGACGGCCAAGCTACTGATCGAAGCCTGCATCGAGCATGGCCTGGCGCACATTGATTCGTGGACCGCGCGCTCGCTCACCGGAGCCGGCCAGCAGCTTCCGCAGTACATCATTGGGCCGGGCGCTCCGAAGCCCAAGCCGCGGCGGGCCTCCAAGAAGGAAATCAACAAGCGCTGGTACTACCGCAACAAGGAAACCGCCAAGGCGGCGCCGCTGGCGCGTGTGTTCGGGGCGGCCGGCAACGCCGGCACCTTCAACCTGACTGCGGGGATGAAATGAGCGAGCACATCGACAAGATCAAGGCCGCGCTGGCTGCACCTTGGGATAGTGGCGCATTTTGGGCTGTCTGCGATAGGCATTCTGTCGGCTTGCTACTGGCCGAGCTTGAGGCTGCGAAGGCCGATGCGTCGGGACTGAGGTACACCATCAAACGCTGCGCTGCGACGATGCGAGGCGAAGGGGTGAATGATCAGGGAGAGGCATGGGACAAGACGCTGAGATTGCTCGACGCCGCCATGCAGGGAGAGAAGCCATGAGCAGGACGGCAATGGGTCTAGACACTGAACTTGCAACACGCACAGCGAGGGATGCGGCGATCATCGCCAGAACGATTGAGTCAATCGACCATCGGTGTTTGGCCGCTGATGGGCCTGTCACGCCGACATTGCAGGAGGCCACCTATCCAGAACTTCGGCGCATCTACCAAGCGGCGAAGCGAATCCAAAAGAGGCATGCACCATGACCACCACCACCGAAGCCCTGCAATGTGATCGCTGCGACTTTGAACATCCGAAGATCGTCGGTCGCGCACGATGGCATTGTCCGAAGTGTGGGCGCGACTATTCCATTGAGTACCTGTTTTGGGCCGAAGCTGCGCACCCGGAATGGTTCGCGGACAACAATGTAGATGGATCGAAAGTGAAGCCATGACCACCACCACCGAAGCACTGCAACTGGCTCGTTTGCACGCAATGCTGACAACGGAAAAGCACGACTACCTGCCACAGACCATAAGCGACGGGGCGAAGTTCATGCCGCATCAATGGGTGTTGAGCGCCATTGACGCCGCCCTCGCAGAGGCAGCACCAGCAGCGGCCCAAGATGCGCACCACGCCGAAATGGAAGATAGCCGACTCACACCGGGCAATGACTGGCGGCTGCCATATGACGTTACGGTGGGCTGCGGTACTCATCGCAAAGGCACGTCGTTCAATACGCTTGTGACGCGCATGAGGATGCTGCACCGCGAGGCGTTCGGACCAATGCCGACACCGGAGCAACAAGCTGCGAATCTCGCGGCGCTGCAAGGGGCAGCACCAGCAGCGCCCCAAGAGCCGCCCATTCAACTGCACCCGCTGACAAAGAACTTAGTTCACCGTTTCAGTCAGGCACTGATGGAAAAGTTGGCAGCAGCCGAAGCGAAGTACGGCTACAGCGATGGCTGGACAGCTTCCGATTGGATGGACGAGTGCCGGGCCAAGTTGCTTGAGCATGTGGCAAAGGGCGATCCACGCGATGTTGCCGCCTACTGCGCGTTTCTGTGGCACCACGGCGAGAGAACATCAGTCGCGCAGCCAGCACAAGAGCCATCCGCGCAGACCGAGCGCGAGCGGTTCGATGCGTGGTACGCGCGAGAGTTTCCAGACGATTTGCCACACCCACACAAAGCGTACATGCGGGCTGCTTGGCAAGCCGCACTCGCAGGGGCAGCACCAGCAGCGCCCCAAGAGCCGCGCACGCCAGCGCAGGCGCTACAAGACATGGCCGACAACGCACAGGAATTAGGGCTTGGATATGAGCCACAAGCGCAGCCAGCACAAGAGCCTAAGAAGATAAGCGCACTTGATTGGCGACCTTGCTACAACTGCGCGTGCGACTCAACAGGCAAGTGGACGCACTCGTTTGGTTGCCCCAACGATCCCGCGACCTTCAAGCCAGCAGCGCAGCCAGCACAAGAGCCGCTGTGCATGTGCAAAGACCGGCCCGCGTCGAAGTGTCCCGGCGAATGGGAGCCGGGCTGCGATCTTGGCAACAACCCAAAGTTCGCCAGGGCAGCACCAGCAGCGCAGACGCCATTGACGCTGCGCGAGAAGTTGCAAGAGGACTGCGTGAAGATGGGGCTTTACTGGCGTGCGTCGGATGCACATGGCGTTGATTGCACCTCCGAGCAAGCGGCAGGGCTACTTGCGAACGCACTTGGCGTAGAAGTGAACATCATTGCGCAGCCAGCACAACCCGCGCCCGAGCGCGACGAGCTTCTGGCCATGCTGGCGTTCATCAGTACCGCGGACGTGGGCGGCGAGTTGTTCCCAGTCGGGCCGACCGATACCGAGTTTGCAATGGACGGCAACACCGTAGTCCGACACGTCGGACCCTGGTGGTTCCTGCGCTGGCATGGGGAGACGTTCATTGACGCCGTGCGCGCGGCCATGAAGGCGGCCGCAAAATAGCCCTTGTTGAATCTGCTACTGAGGAACGCTTGATGTCGGCCCACCAATCTGACGCCCGCAAAGCCCGCAGATCCGCCTATATGGCGGAATGGCGTAAGAGGAACGCCGAGCGATTGAAGGCGTACTCGCTCGAATATTACGCCGCAAATAGGGGGGCTTGCATCGCTACCGCCAAGCGGTACATCGCGGCAAATCCAGATCGTACAAAGGAGGCCAGGGCGCTGCGATCCGCTCGGGACAGGGAGAAAGATGCCGCAAAGTATGCCGAGTGGTATGCCGCGAATTCCGGCAAGAACAAGGCCAAGTGCGCGGCTTACAGAGCGAAGCACCGGGAACGAATTTTGGTCAGGAACGCCAATCGGCGCGCGCTCAAGCGCAACGCAGATGGCGAGCACAGCGAGGCCGACATACAGCGTCTGTTCACCTTGCAGCGAGGCAAGTGCGCAGGGTGCCGAGCCAAGCTGGATGAGTCAGGGAAACACATCGACCATGTGCTGCCGCTGATCCTTGGTGGCGGCAACGGGCCACACAATATCCAATTGCTATGCCCAACATGCAATCTGAAAAAAGGCGCGCGTGACCCGGTTGAGTGGGCGCAGCGGTGCGGACGCTTACTGTGATCCGTCACCCGGCCTTCTACGAGTTGCTGCAGCGCAAGCTGGGTAAGGTCAGGGTCAAGCCATGAGAAGGCTCGCCGAGGGGCAAGTGTGGAGAGCCAGCCTGTTCGAGAACGGAGTTCGCACCACCGGGTTCCTGTTCGAGATCGTTGCTTACTATTGGTGCGACAAGCCAGGCGACCCCAAGGCGATCGTGGGCGGCTGGCTGGCCAGAAAGCTGGGCGTGGTCCCGACGATCGGCTTGTCGAATCCCCAAGTGGCCTGGTTCGATGACAACGGCTACGCCGACGACCCCGACATGGGGCTCAAGTTCGTGCTGACGCGACGAAAGACCAAGCCGTGAAGCGCGCGGCTCCGATCATCACGCCGCGCCTGCGCTGGAAGGCATGCCTGCGGGGAAAGAAGGCGGCGGCGGCGCGGCGCATCTTGCAGGATTCCGGTGAGTGGTACGACATCAGCGGCGGGCCGCTCCGTGGCTGCTGGCACAAGTGCACCGGCACCGGGGACCGCGACCTTGTGCTCCGCGTGATGCCCAAGTGCGTGCTGCTGTTCACTGTCGTGGAACCCAATCCGGGTTGATTCCCGAAAAAGACGTGTAACTGTGCGCGGGCATGCACGCCCGCCGTCCCGACACCCCGACCAGAGCCGAGCGCCTGGTCATCGAACAGCCGCCACCCACGCCCCAGTGCTTCCCCGGCCTGGACGAGTGGCAGGACTGGCTGTTGCAGGCCCTTGAGGCCGACGAGTCGGAGATCGTTCGGGTAAGCGATCGCGGCGCCTACCGCGGCCAGCGCGAGGTCCGCGTGGTGTTCGTGGCCGAGATCGACCACTGCGCCGACTGCACCGCCCGCCACCGCGCCCGCATGGAGTTGGATGGCCGCTGCTTCCCAAGCACGGCGCGCAAGGCCCAGGACCGCGCCAGGCTCGACGATCGCCCAAGGGAGCGCGCTCACCCATTGGTGGCCCTGGTGCCGGCCCTATAACCCCCCTATGGCTGCGAAATCGTCAGGCCCCACCGTCGACTGGGAACGCATCGAGGTCGATCATCGCATCGGCGCCAAGTCGCTGCGCGAGATCGCCGCGGAGCATGGCATCAGTCACGTCGCCATCCAGAAGCGCGCCAAGAAGCTGGGTTGGACCCGCGACCTGAGCGCCAAGGTCAAGGCCAGGGCCGACGCCCTGGTTACCAAGGCGGCGGTTACCACCCAGGTTAACAACGAAGCCAAGGTTACCGAACAGGTGGCCGTGGAGGTCGAAGCGACGATGCAGGCGCGCATCCGCCTGGCGCACCGCTCCGACATCGGCAAGGGCAAGGGCCTGGCCATGAAGCTGCTGGCTGAGTTGGAGCACCAGACCGGCAACCAAGACCTGTACGAGCAGTTGGCCGACCTGATGCTCGACCCGCCCAGCGACGAGGACAGCGCGGCGGCGCAGACCCGGTATCGCAAGCAGCGTGAGGCTTTCGACAGGGCGCTGGGGCTGGGCGGCAGGCAGGACACCCTCAAGAAGTGGGCCGAAACCATGCGCATCCTGATCGACAAGGAGCGCGAGGCGTTCGGCATGACCGGCGCACCGCCGCCCTCGACCTACGAGCAGACCCTGCGCGAAGCGATCGAGGAAGCCCGCGCTGGCCTATGAGCACCAAGGCCGAGATCAAGGAGCTACGCGAGAACTTCCGGCTCTACGCCCCGGTGGCGCTCAAGATCCGCACCAAGGCCGGCGAGATCGTTCCCTTCAAGCTCAACCGCGCCCAGCAGTTCATCCACGCCGCGCTCGAAAAGCAGAAGGCCGACACCGGCCGCGTGCGTGCCATCGTTCTCAAAGGGCGGCAACAGGGCGCATCGACCTACATCGGCGGGCGCTTCTACTGGCTGACCAGCGGCGAGTTTGGCAAGTCAACCTTCATCCTGACCCACGAACAGGCGGCCACCGACAACCTGTTCGACATGACAAAACGCTTCCATGAGCATTGCCGCGCGGACTTGAGGCCGCAGACCGCGGCCGACAACGCCAAAGAACTATGGTTCAACGTGCTGGACAGCCGCTACAAGGTGGCGACGGCCGGCGCGAAGGCCACCGGGCGCTCGGCCACCGCCCAGTACTTCCACGGCTCCGAAATGGCATTCTGGCCGCAGGCGGCCGACCACATGGCCGGCATCGGGCAGACCATCCCCAACGAGGCCGGTACCGAGATCGTATTCGAGAGCACGGGCAACGGCATCGGCAACCCGTTTCATGCCATGTGGACCCGAGCGGTGCGCGGCGAGAGCGAATACCTGCCCATTTTCGTGCCGTGGTACTGGGAGACGGGCTACCGCAAGGAGCCCGCCGCGGGGTTCGTGCTGGACATCGACGAGGCCAAGTACGCGGAAGCCTACGGCCTGGACCTGGCGCAGATGGCCTGGCGGCGCAGCAAGATCGCCGACGACTTCGCGGGCGACGTCGCGCTGTTCAACCAAGAATACCCAGCCACCCCCGAAATGGCGTTCATGCGCGGGGCCGAGAAGGGCCTGATCGGCATGGAGCTTGTCAGCATCGCCCGCAAGCCCAAGCCGATGTTTGACCGTGGCGCCCGCATCCTGGGCGTGGACCCGGCCGAGTACGGCACCGACAAGACCGCGATCGTCTACCGCCAGGGCCGCAAAGTGCCCTGGGTCAGGCGCTACGCCAAGAAGGGCACGATGGAGATCGCGGGCATCGTGGCGCAGATCGCGCACGAACTGTCCGAGCAGCGCACGCCCCTGGACGCGATCGTGGTCGACGTGACCGGCGTGGGCACCGGTGTCGCCGATCGTCTGATCGAAATGCAGACGCCTCACGTCTACCGCGTGCACTTCGGCGCCAAAGCCTACGAGGCCGAGAAGTACGTCAACCGGCGTGCCGAGTGCTGGGGCCGCGGACTGGACTGGATGAAAGACCAGCCCAACCTGTTGCCCGACGACGACCAGCTACAGGCCGACATCACCAGCGTGCCCTACCACTACGACAGCAGCCGGCGCCTGGTGTTGGAGTCCAAGGAGAAGATGAAGCGCGACGGCATCCCGAGCCCTGACAGCGGCGACGCCTGGGCGCTCACTTTCGCCGAGAACATCACGCCACGCCAGGCCGAGAGTTCACCCACGACCGTGGCCGCCCGGTTAGCCAGAATCGCAGGACACACTTCTGCCGTGGGCACCTGATGGCCGACCCTATCGCAACCGCCGTTTGGGACCGCTACCGCTACGCGGTGAACCGCGGGCATCGTGAGTTCACCAACCGCGTGCTCATCACCGAGCGCATGTACCTGGGCGGCGGCCGGCAATGGGACCAGGCCGAGGCGGCAGCGCTGATTGCGCAAAAGCGCACGCCCTACGAGTTCAACGAGATATTCCCGTCGGTCAACGCCGCGCTGGGCCACCAGATCCACAACCGGCTGGACATCCAGTTCCGGCCCCGAGGCGGTGCGGCGGACCAAGAGCAGGCGGAAATCCGCTCCAAGATCATCATGCAGATTGCCGACCATGAGCACCTGCACGCCAAGGAGACGGAGGTTTTCGGTGACGGGTTGATCCAGCAGCGCGGCTACTTCGACGTCCGCATGGACTTCAACCAGAACATGCAGGGCAACATCAAGGTCAGCGTCCTTGACCCGATGGACGTCATTCCCGACCCTGACGCCAAGACCTACGAACCATCCGGCTGGGCCGACGTGAACACGACGCGCTGGCTGACGATGGACGACATCGCGCAGGACTACGGCCAGGCCCTCGCGGACCAGGTCGAGAACATGCGGACCAACGACCCGGACAACGGGGAATACGACGACAGCGGTGCGCCTCGCGCCAAGTTCGCCGACAACCTGTTGTCAGGTGGCTACGACGCCTACTACACCGACGGCGCGATCAAGCGCGCTCGCGTGATCGAGAGTCAGACGTGGGTGCGCGCCGTGGCCCGGATGCTGTACTACCCGCGCACGGGCGATCAAAAGCTGGCCGAGAACCTGACGCCCGAGGTCATCAAGCAGCAGATCGAGGCCGGCGCGGTGATGACCAAGGCCATGACGCGGCGCGTGCGCTGGCGCGCGGCCACCCGCGACATCCTGCTGCACGATGACTGGTCGCCCTACGACACGTTCAGCGTGATCCCGTTCTTCGCCTACTTCCGGCGCGGACAGACGCTGGGCCTGGTCGACAACGCCGTCGGCCCGCAGCAGGCACACAACAAGGCAATGGCCCAGTTCGTGCACATCGTCAACACGACTGCCAACAGCGGCTGGGTGATCGAGGAAAACAGCCTCACCAACATGACGGCAAAAGACCTCGAACAGAAGGGCGCCATGACGGGCCTGGTGCTGGAACACCGCAAGGGAAGCCAGCCGCCGAGCAAGATCCAGCCCAACCAAGTGCCCAGCGGCATCGACCGCCTGATCGAAATGACGCGCAACGCGCTCAAGTCGGTGACGGTGCCCGACGCCATGCGCGGCATCGACGGCGTGGACACCAGCGGCATCGCCCGGCAGACCCAACAGGTCGCGGCGCAGCAGCAACTGGCCGTGCCGCTGGACAACCTGGCCCGCACGCGCGTGCTGATGGGCGAGAAGCTGGCCGCGCTGACGCAGCAGTTCTACACCGAGGAACGCACGTTCCGCATCAC